AGCGGCGACACCACTCGCAAGAAGAACTTTGAGCATGGGGAAGAGAATTAACGTTTTCCTTGGCCACGATACTTCTTACGTCCATGGGACGGTTTTGAATGTGATCCATTCCCCTGTCTGGTTTTCTTGGGCTTGCTGGGAATAAAAGTGTCCCCGTTAAGTGACTTCGCCATCAGCCCGAAAACTGTTGGTACTTCTGAGCAAGACCAGTAAATAGCCCGTGCATTTCGTGATCACGCTTGTCGCGACCGTCATACATATACAACTCGTTGAGCCATTTGACGCGGTTGCTCATCGCTTCCACGTCTTCCGCTCCAGGCTTAGACGCGATCATTGGGTCAGGTCGTTGCATCATTCAGCAGCAATAGAAAGCAGCGCCCAGCCAAGCACCAGCAGGACGCCTGTAGCGAAACCAGCCAGAAACGTCATTCGACAGGATCAGGCCAAGGCGTAGCCAAGTTGGTGTTGTCGCTCATGACAGCATTGCCATCATCGTCGATTTGCAGAACTTGTGGTGAGCCATAAAGCAGCTCTTTCAACGCTGCAACATCAGAACAAGCGTCAATCTCGGCTTGGCGCGTGTTGCAGGCTGTACGCACCGCAGCGCGATACGTCATCCAAGCAGAAGGATATGCAGTCCGTGCATTGGCAAAGCTGCTGTTGACCTCCAGCTCTTTGACAACGCGCCAATCAGAAGGGGCAAGCAGGCTGGCGGCAATCTCGTCCTGCTTAGCCTTCCAAAACGTCTTCAGGCCGGTCTGCACTTCACCAGTGTCGTTGCCATCCTCATCAAGGATCGCCTCGTCGTTGAGCTGCTTAGGGATCAGATTGTTGTCGGAGTCATAGCCCCAATAGAACCTCTGATCCCAAACCTGATTTGTCTCAGCAACCCATGTGATGCCAAGCAACTCGCGATCACGTTCACTGCTCAGGCGAAGCCAGTTGGCTGGTCTGGCGATGCCATCAGCATCGGTCCAGGCAACGTCTAGAGGCAGTTTGCGGTCACCAATCTGGTAGCCCATGGGATTAGAACGATAGTGTGAGTTTAACGAGCAAGCCCGCCATTGGCCTGGAACGGATTTTCAGCAAAACATATGTATGCCAGATCATTTGTCGTGCCCAACGTGCTTCTTACTTTAAAACCATTAGATAAAAAATCTAGCGGTGGAGTGCTAAGGGTAGATTCTGCGTCTGATGCATTTGCAAGCAAAAGTTTGTCGACTGCATTAAATGGATTGCGTGCAGCATCATATAAACCCCAGCTACCAGTATCATCTATCTTTTTCCACAATAAAAACCTTGGCCTGAACCCGGTGTATACGAACGCATTGTCAGTTGAATTTGTAGAATTGAATTTACCAATCGCGCTATAGCCTGCGACAGGTGTAAAACAGAAAGCAATATGAGTCCCGCCATTTAAAGACACGTCGGCATCGCTTCCGATTGAAAATACTGACGATGTTGGCTCAGTATTGTTCCAAAAATACTGGTAAGTTCTAGCTTCAATAGTGCTATTTAAGTACTGATATTTTGTTGCTCCGTTCGCTGAGTGATAGACCGGCCATTGTCCGGCACCTGATCTTCTGTGCGAAAAAATGAACTCAGGTTTTGCCCCCAAACCGTGGCCTACGGTTTGAGCACTCCCCGTGCCAGTCCAAGTAACAATCGAAAATCCTGCCGTTTGATTTGCTTTGACTGTTGATTGGATGTTGCCGTCAAAATTAGATGAACCAGCGGTACTGTTTGTATTCGCCTGCCCACCCATTCCGCTATGCGCTGAGCAGTAGTAATACAGCGTTGCTACAGACGAGCCAACAACAATTGTTGTCTTGGCTCCTGCGCTACCAGGCGTTCCAGTCGTCGTCACACCTGTGGTGTACTCACTGCCGCCGCCATGCGTTCCATCAGACGTAGTTGAGAACCGCAGAGGGTGGCCTGAGTTGCTGCTGTCTGACTGGTCAAAGACGTAGGTGCTGCCCTCAGCAAGGTCAAGCGTTACTGCACTGGTGCCAAAGTCGTCAAAGCGGTACTTGTTGCCACTATCGCTAACAACCTTGACGGTATAGGTTTTGCTGCTGTTTGCTCCAGCGTTCCAAGCCCAACTCACATACGTACTGCCGCTTGCGTTTACGCCGCTTCCTGTTCCCTGCACAAACCCTGTTGCGCTTGTTGATTGAACACCACCAGTGCCATCATATTCCTGATCAGTTCCCGGTAACTGCAAGTATTTTGTCGTGATGCCACTAACACTGTTTTGAAGTACATGGACTGTGGTGGTACTTCTAGATTTTGTCCAAACAAAGTCTGGTTCAAGCCCAAGAGGGACTGATATGTTACTACCCGTTCCGGTGTATATAGCTGCGTCAAAATGAGCCCCACCGTCGGCAATCGTTGGGGTCGAGAGGTTGCTTGTGCAAAGTGCTTTGAAGCCTGTAGGTGCCGCCGTATTAAACGCACGCTGGCCTGCATTTAAGGCGTAAACTCCTGATGTAAATCCATTTATTATGGGAGTAAGAACTCTTGCGCTAGAAAGAGTTGCGGTGGGACTTGTGCCCGTAGAAGGGTTCCCTGAAATATAAGTGCCGTTTTTTGAAAACCAAATTTTATTATCTTTTACGGCTACACCAATAACATCTCCATTACTTGTGTATGTTCCTTGAGACGAAATTGTTGATCCAAAATTGTATACAGTGCCTGAGGTTACATAGCTGATGCCGTTGGGGTTGCCAGAGCTTCCTATCCAAGAACCATAATCAAGCCCTGCAACTGGGTAAGCAGTGTCATGAAGGCCAATAGATGAACTTTCACCGTAGGTAAGTTGGGTAACTTCAAAATAAAAGCCAGTGGAGGTGCTTGAGTCAAAACCTATCGTCCCTGCAGAAAAGCTAAAGTAACTGCCGCTGCTAGAACCTGTATGTTCTAAATTTCCATTCGCCAGCGAAGCAAAATTTAGTTGGCTGTCTAAAGGATTCCAAGTGCAGTAGTTCGACGACAATTCTCCGCCCGCACCAGTGTCATCTGACGAATCGCCGTTTACTGGTACGTCACGCAGAACGTCGTTGTTTTTGCCAAACCTGTTATCTACAATGATAACGCCATCAATTTCAATGGCATAAAGGGCGAAATAGCTTGATGTATTATTTCCACCGTCTGCTGTAATTTTGGTAAGAGTGTACGGGGACGACGATGATACCGTGCCAGACATGGTTTTCCATATACCAGTGTCAGTTGCGGATGCGGTAAAAGTACGAACATCTCCTGAACCGTGATTAGCGTTAAGAGTAGTTGTACCACCTCCAAGGTTGCAATTTATTCTGATAGATTGAGTTGCTTGAGGGAGACCTGAATAGCTAAGGCCATTATTGTTATAGCCACGATCTGCATATGAGTCACCAGTTGCAAGGCTGCCGTCAACTGTGGCATATGGATCGTATTGATCGCCGACGCCAACTGTATATTGTGCTCTAGTAACCGTGTAGCTGCCAGTTGGCACAACCTCACTAATGTTATTTACCGTAAAGTCATTGTCATTGCCGCTGGAATCATTGCCGATCCCGCTTTCATTGACAAAGTCGAAAAGATGGAATCCGTTCGTTCCAAATGTTCCGCTATAAGCTGCAGCTTGCCATACGCCGTTACTGTCAAACGATCCAAATGATGTGGGGTCTAGTGCAGAGCCGTCAATAAAATACACATCAGCCATATACAAATCTGCTAAAAATATATCGCTATTTTCTTCTCGTCCGATGTTATGTTGAACGCCCGACTGGTTTATTGCCGTATCTGCGTTTTGAGTAAACGTGTAGCCACTGTTGTAAGCCTCTACGCCATTTATGTACGTCTTAAATCTGTCAGCAGCAGTAGACTGCGTTGTGTCCATTGCTGCTACTAAGTGATACCAAGCCGAGTGATCACGGAGCTGCGCTGATGTATATGATCCACCAGTCGATTCACCAAAGCCAAACTTGCCGTTAGAGTCTATATTCAGCAATCCATATTGGCCGCCACCAAAATTATTAGTGCATTCCCATAGCGTATACCTATCAGTTTGTGCCCTGCCAAGTTTCACCCATCCAGCCCATGTCCATGTTTTGCGATTGCCAGCAGATGAAGGTGTTCGGCTCAGATAGGCTCCGTCATCTTTATTGAAGCGAACAGATTTGGTGATGTTCGCAGCAGCAGCCGCAGCATCAGCAGCAGTTGCCAGCAGCGGGGAAGAAAGATTACCGGGAACTGTCATCAGGAAGCTGCCTTAACGTCCAGGTGTGCAGTGATCATAATCTTCTCGTCAGAAAGGACCGCATACGCCAGCACATCTTTTGCACTAGCTGTTGTCGTTAGCGTTGGCGCGGTTCCGCCAACAAAGCGATAATTGCTGCCGTAGCTCAATGTTCTACTGCCCGTTCCATCTTGGATCACTTCGATAAATCCAGTCTGACCTTCAACAACATTTGTCGGGTTGCCCAGTGTTCTGTTCCCAGCCAGCGTTACCTGAAAGTTGTTGTTGTCATCCATGTCAACAGCAATCGTTGACGCATCGGTCAGCGTTGTAATCGCTCCACGAACACCGCCTGTGACAACCTGACCATTTGTGGTTTCGGTAGCAAGCAGGAAAGAAGCAAAGCCAAGGTTGCCGCTGGCGTCAGTCTTCAGCGCCTGATTTGCCGTTCCATCAGCAGAAGGCAGCGTGAATGTGACGTTGCTAGAGACGGTGGCAGGAGCTTGGAGCGCCACATAGTTGCTGCTGTCCGAATCAGCAAAACGCACATCAGACTGCGCGTTCAGCGTGATGTCACCTGTAAAAGTCGCGCCAGATGCACTGACCAGTCCGAAGTTGGTCGATGCCGTTCCAAGCGTTATGAAGCCATCGTTAGCCGCATTCCTGATCTTCAGGGTTGCCGGTGTGGTGCTGGTGTCCAGAAACACCATGTGAGCAACCAAGTTGCTCGGTGCTGACGATCCGCTGTTGAGCGTCTGGACCGCTCCAAGGATCGAGTTCAGCTCGGTACGGAAGTTCGCACCTGACTGGTTAGCGAGTGAATAGTCAGTTGCTTGTGCCATCAGGTGATCTCCTTGCCGTGCCCAACGGCTTGATAGTCGAAGTTCCTATCCACAATGCTACCGCCAGAGGCTTTAAAAGTAATGGTGAAACCAGTTCTACTTACGCTGCTTAGCTCGAAGAAGTCGCCGGTCGCCATGTTGGTCGCTGTAATCGTGATGCTTGGCGTGCTGTAGAAGGCAGACGGGAATGTCACTGCTTTGGCTGACGTTCCACTGCTGATGTTGCGTTGCTGCTCAGTCCGGCGCTGCAGACTGACCGTTACGCCAAGATTTTGAACAACAGGATCCTGCGAGTCGTTACTGGTTTCCATCTCAACCTTGAACTGGAAGCCACGGCCTCGTTTTGTTGAGTTGGCAAACGGTTCCCAAGTGCCGTAGGTCGGAGAACCACTCGGATCATCGTTGGTGGAACGTGAGTACAGCTCAGCGTTGGTTTCCGATAGGTCGTCAGCGTCGATGTCGTTCCAGGTGTCGATATTGTCTGAACGTGAATCCCAGAAGTCGTCGGGGTTGATCGACGTAATCTTCAGATTGGCTAACAGCTCAACGTCGTAGACAGCGCCCATGTCGAGCGTGTTGGCAAAGATGTAGTTGCCGACCGACACCACGTTGCCAAAGAAATCAAGGTTGGTAACGCTGTCGAAATCAGTGATGTCATCAATCTGGCCGTCAGCTTCGAGCGTGATGCCGCCTTCATCAACGCTGTTAAAGGACTGGGAAAACGTGCCAGGGAAGTTCGGACTTTCGGTGTAGGTCTGAACCACCTCAAGATCTTGTGGCTCAGGCTGCTCAACCTTGACTGTCGGGATTCCTGTCAGCGGCGCATAGTTGCCGACAGAATCCTTGGCGCGAACAAGGTAGTGGCCGTCCTTTAGCGGAACAATCTTGCGTGTTGTGCTGCCGTTAACGGTCGGGACAATCTTTTCTGACTGCGACCACTTGATGTCGCCAGTGGTTCGGGGGTTATGGCGGATCTCAACCGTTCCACCAATCTTTACGTCAAGATCGGTTGCTTCAGGCCAGTGCAGCTCAGCGCTATGCAGGTCGATCGGTGTAATGTTTAGGCTGGCGATATTGGACGGTGGTGCAGTTTTGCCAACAGCATTGATGGTTGCCGTGGTTGCGCTGCTGTATCGCTTGCCTGTCTGCTCAACATCTAAGCCGTAACCTACGGCACGAACGGTTACGTGATAGCGACCAACCTCTGAATCGACAATCTCGTAGCCCGTAGTCGTTACTGTTTCTATGTATGGGTTGTCTGCGTCTAACTTGTATTCAACTTCGTACTCGTTAGCGCGAATAGATTGCTGCCAGTTGACCGTAATTTTTTGAAGAACCTTGTCGCCTTCTTCGTAAAAAATTTCCTCTAACTGCAGGTTCGTTACTGGGTCTGGTTTTTCAGCAAGCTGTGTAACCGTGCGAGCAGGGAACGTAAAACTTGAATCCTCGATGATGTCATATTTAAGACGCTCGTGGGCTGCTGCTGTAATCGTGTAAACACCGTCGCCCTCTTCAACGGTGAGGATGCGCCACTGCGTCAGGTTGACGTCTGCATACCCAATGTTGAATGGCGCACCAGCGGTGGGAGCCATGTCCAACGTGCTGCCTGGGGTGACAGTGTTGCCGACAATGTTTGAGTTATTTGTTGCGCTATAGGTGCCATCAGGCAAAATCGTATGAAAAACAAAGTTCGACGGCGCACTCGCTCCAAACATGTCGGTGTCACTGCGATCCAGCTTGATCGCGGTTGTTGTTGACCCTGAGGCAATACGCCCAGCAACCACTCGGCCAGTACGGACTGGATCGCTGATTTTGACGTAATCACCAGGGCGGACAGTTATGCCAGCTGCCATGTCTGTCTGAAAGCTGCAGATCTCAGACTCGCGATGGCTTGTATAGAGGAACCACTTACCTAGGCGTCGTGCCTGTGCTCTGCTAGTGCAAGCAAAAGCGTCAATCTCCTGCTTGTTGTATCCGTACTTATCAAGAAAATCGACGTTCGGGTCAGAAGCGGTGACGAATTGACTGCTTAGTTCCACCAGCTCTTGCCGGAAGTCCCTCGCATCCATGTCGAAGTACCGGACAGCCACGCAAGTCGGGCGGCCCTTCATGCTTGTGCCTGCGTAGCTGAAACCCTCTTGGGTGACGTTTGACTGGTTAAAAACGTAGATAAAGTCTTCAAGACGATCTTGCGCCAACGAAATTCCACCCGCTTCCCAGAAGGGCATCGCCCGGAAAACAGAACACAGCTGCTGAATTAGCTTGTAAGCATCGCTCTGCGAGTTGATTGCAACATTGCAGCTAAAACGCGGCTCCGTTCCACCAGCGTTGTTGCTGACCTGTTCCGAGCAGTACGCACTTGCTTTCTGAAAACTGTAAACGTCAAGGTTGGTTGCAACGTCAGTCGTGCCCTCAAACTGGTCACCGTCCTTCTTTTCAGCCTCTGTTCGCTCCTCAGGAGTCAGGATCTGTGAGCCAAGCCCGTAGCGGGTGTTCGTCAGCAGGTCGTAGAGGATCCAAGCAGGATCATTGCACCACTTCCGGTCTGCCTTAAATGTGCCGTTAAACGTCCCGGAATAATCAAGTGATCCGTCATTTCTGACAGCCGCGTTGTGCGGGATGCGAATCTTTAAGCCCCTAATCCGAAACGTTCGCTTAGGAATGCTTGGAAACTGCTGTGCGTCAAACTGCGATCCAAAAACTACGCTGTTTGGATAGCTTGTCTTATCTGTGATCAGCTGGTCGAAGGAGTACCAAATCAAATCATCGCGAATTGTTTCATCATCATCCCGAACAGACTGCGAAGTCCTTACTACACGGATATTGACCGGGTATTTGTTCGGATCATTAACAATGTTGCCAGATACAGTTGTTTTAGTGTCAAGCGGAATTTCATGCGTGCGTTGAAATAAGTCGGGCGTGTAACCTTCAATCTGAAAGTTGCCGTCGCCTAAATAACCGTCATCGTCGAGATCATCTGTGCTTCCTGGGATAGGAACATTGGCAAAGTCAGAATCGCCGTTGTACTGAATCTGTACTTTGTACCGCAAAGCTAGCCCTTTTACGGTGCCGTTATCTTTTACCCTTGTCAGAGCTGGAACGCCAACAGTGATGTTTACTTGATCAACATCAACGTCAGTAATTGTTCTAACAACGGGAGTGCCATCGCTTTCAAAAATAGTTTGATTGGCAGTTCCTGCCGGTACGCTCCCCTTAGGTACTTCAGTGTTTACCTGTGTAGTGCTGCTATTTGTCGATCCAGGAAACTTGGTCAGTGGCCCTTGGCTCTGCGTTCCAAGCTCTGTTTGGAAAACGCCTCGGCCAACGTCAAAATTAAGGTGCTCTTCAATGTCTGCATCTGTAATCTTGGTTGTGCTGCTAATCGAAGCAGCGGATCCTAAGACAGGCGTGTTGTTGAAAAACACATCCTTTAACGCACCAATCGCATACTGCTCGGGGTTTGTGCTGTGGCTTATCCCTGCATTAGGAAACCCCTCAATCTCGCCTTCACATAAGAGATCAACAATTTGAGCAACTTGTTTGGAATTAAGATTGTCTTTTGGCATCCCTAGGTGCTCTCCTGCTTTTCTGCGGTCAGCTTGGTGCTTAAGACCACGCTACCGACGATCATCTCCCCGTAAACGACAGGGACGGGAACACCTTCTCGGCTTGTGTTCTCTATACCTGAAAACGCAAACCCGCCTTGCCCTTGTCCTATATCAGGCTGTTCAGGCACAGGCGTAATCATCGTCGCAATACCGCCAAGCGTCAAAGCGAGACCAATGTTGCCTGCTGCAACAGAAGCTGTAGCACTCAAAAACCCAGTGCCCGTAGCCCCTAAAAACCCTGTGCTTGTCCCCCCTGAAAGCGGAGCGAGAACAACAGCAGCAGTAATTAACGCAGCCCCGGCAAGAATCTGACCAATTCCACGACCTCCCGCACCAGATACAACGGGAATGACCTTCACCACGTCATCCGCAGCCATTGGATAGTGCAGCTGCTCCGGATGGTCCGCTAACTGCAAATCAAATTTGCCAACAGCAACCTTGTAGTAACCGTCCCGCATCAAGCCGCGAAGCTCGGGAAAATTACACAGCAAAAACTTGATTGCGTCGGCAGGCACGCGCACCAATGCCTCAAACACGCTCTGACCGCAGTGCTCTGCCAAGTGCCCGTAAACCTTGACCGTGCGGAGCATCTCCCGTCAGCCGCTATACCTCACAATTCTACCTGTGACTTTCTGCCAGTACCCGTCCCAATAATCCCTAGACGACAGCCTGCCTTGCAACTGGTGCAGCATTTTGCCCTCCCCGATGTAGACCGCAACGTGGTTTAGGCCACGACAACCATCGAGACGCATAAACAGTAGATCACCTTTTTCTGGTTCCCTAGAGTTTGTTTCTACAAAACCCGTCTCAGCAAAACAGCTCTCGAACATGGGTGACTGACGAAACAGTTCGGAGCTGGCGGGTCGCTGCCAGTCACGCAGCTTGATTCCAAGCGTCTGTTTGTACCAGTCACGCACAAGTGTCCAGCAATCGGATACGCCCCACACCCACTCACGGCCAACTAACGGAGCCTCGTAGCCAGACGGACTGATACGACACCAACGCTCGTCAAGCAAACTGACGATGTGCCAAGGCAGGCCAAACTGTTCGCACGCCATCTTGTCCGCTTCGCTAGCAACTGCAGGTGTTTGCGGGTGGCTGTGGACTATGGCAAGAATCGTTCCAGCATCCTCAGCCGCTGCATAGTCAAACGGGTTGAGGATAAAGAAGTCATCCTCTGTTGAGACGTTTTTGCAAGGCCAGTACCGCTGGCGACCCTTGACGACCACCAGCAGGCCGCAAGCCTCACGCGGTGCATCCTCTTTTGCGTGCTGGAGCGCAGCCTGTTGCCAGTCCTGCATCAGGTGTTTCCACCAACACTAGGAAACGATCCAAACGGCAACGCACCAGAGCCGAACCGCAACTTGCAGTCATCAAGCGTTTTGCCGCATTGACCTGACACTTCAGGGGGCACCTGCTGGCCTGGGATTGTCGTTGTCGTGACCTGCGGCTCGGTGGTTATAGATGCGTTAGGAGACATCCAAATAACGCCAGATCCATCCGAGTTCTCAATAACAAGTCGCCCGTCATCCTTAAGGCGTAGCTGCTTCGTGCTCGCAGGTACGTTGACCACATAAACCGGACCAACCTGCTTTCCTTCTAACGCTCCATCAGGATTGCTTGCAGCGCCAAAGGGGTTGTTGCCCGCTCCAACAATTTCACCCACAGTGATTGGCGGAATCGTGTGCTCGCCATTACGCCAAGTTCCAGTCGTAGAATCTACCGAAACACTTTGAATAAAGTTAAACCCTCTTGTTAGACCCGTGAAGTGCCCAGGGCTAAAGTTGATAGCTTTGAATGTAAACGTTAGCGTCATCGAACGCGCTCCTAGCTCCGGGTCAATGCCGGAAAATGTGCGCGTTGCTGTCACTGTGGCGCTTGAATCTGCTTCTGATTGCGTGGGTATTCTGCCGACAAGCTCGTAAGAATACGCACCAGAGCGTCCGTTTTGGTTGTCCGGCGGATACCAAACAGCGCTAGTCCCGTCGTTGTATCTAGTCAATGTAGAGGGGTCGCCGTATCCACTGGTGCCTGATTCCCACAACACAGCCTCAAGACCGCGAGGCAACTCTCTGTCAAAAAGAGCAAGGTTGCCGTCAGTTTGCATCTCTAGATAATACTTTCCAATCTTATTAACAGATGTCGTTACAAAGTCATTGTAGTAGTCAAAAGTTGGCTCAGGTTTTGTGTATAAAACAAATTCACCGTTGTTTTGCATAACAGCAGTAAACCAGCCGTTTGACGATATAAGCGACTCACCATCAAGTAGCGTGGCTCCAGCAGCAAGCACATCTCTACCGCTGCTATAGGCGTAACTTGTTGCAGCAGTTTTGACGATTTGTGTGCCAACAGGTGTGTAGTCAGCCTCTCCTGTGTAACCGCATTCTTTGCCTTTGTATTTCCACTGGCACAGGTTTTGCATCACAAGACGGCGCGGTGCTCTTGCGTTTGCAAGATCCAGCGACGACACCATCTCAAACTCAACAAAGTCGCGGTTTTCAGCGACCTTACGGTCGATGTAATAAACCTCTTTTGGCATCTGCGCCGAATCGTTGTAGACAGGCGTTCCATAAGGGTTAATGCCGTTTTCCCAGTTGCTTGCGTCTAAGAATCGGCTCAGCGTTCTAACGCGAGTAACCTGCGCCCCGTTTAAGTCATTGCCAGGCGTAATTAGGTTTACGCTTAACAGCACCTGACTAATGTTGCTGTTGAGGTTGGCGATCCTGATAGTGGGACGAGGCAAGCCGCCATCACCTTTGAACTCAAACCCAGATGCCTCTATGGGCAGCGGAACGTAAACCTGTCCTCCGTACTTAATTGAAAAAGCAGTGCGAAGATCGTCGCTGCTCGTCGGCTCTGTTGTTTTGCGGTTTCGTCCAGCATGAAAATAATACTCTTCATCCACACCGTGCGTTGACTTAAAAAGTCGCAGCTCAAATAGCTCAATGACCGCAAACGGACCAGAGTTGAGCAGCTCTTCGTAAATATGGTCCTGACTCATGGCTCAATAACTTGCTGGAACGTCGCTGTAATCGTTGCCCTGTTCAGATACGGTATGGACTTCGACCAGTCTTGGCAAATCCACTTGTAGGTCTCCGAATCATCCGGTGGCGACCAGTCAAAATGTTCCGCTCCACCACGAGCTTCAAGGAAGGTTTCGATGGTATCGGCGTCAGTTTCTGACACCTCAAACTTCAGACTCCAGACCTTAAGGTCGGTGTTTAGCCCGTATCGCAGGCGCTGGCTGTACCCATCACCAAACTGGACGTTTCGCACAGTCGGCTGGCTGCGCTTGCTTGCCCCGTAGGTCGGGTTAATCGAAGGAAAAGTAGCCATCAGCGAGTAAGAAGTCCTCCAGGCCGCTTCTGTTTAATCAATTCTGCCTGCACTGCCTGCCCAATCAAGCGGCCAAGCTGATCGGCATTGCCTTGGTTGCCCTGTACTTCCGTTCCAGAAGCATCGACGTTGACGACGACGCTGGTGCTACCCATGGCGTTGTTTGGAACGATGTTGCCCTGCGCTCCAGGGACAAACAGCTCAGGACCACGCTCGCCAACCATGTAGGGCCGGTTTGCTCCGACAGCTCCGCCATTAGCGCGTCCAAAGATGCCGCTAAGTAGCCCGCCTGAGTCTTTCTTACCCACACCCGTTGGCACGCCAAACAAGGCCATATTGACTCCAAGATTGAGGAGCATGTTGGCGATATTACGGAGAGTGTTTGCAGCAACTTCCCCAAGTGTTTTTGTGCCTTCAACTGCTGCAGTAATACTTTCAACAATCCCGTCTTTTATAGTCATACCGATCTGGTCGTAGATCGACTTCATTTGCTCCACAATCGTAATCTGATCTTGCAGAGCTTTGTTGCCTCTTAAGTGCTCCTCCACTGCCTTTGCAAGAGGCTCCGGCATATTTTCGGTAGACTCGCGTATCAGTTGGCGGAAAGTTGCTTCTTCACGCCCAAACTCTAAAGTCTCTTCTAAAAATTGTTTCTGTTTCTCTAACGGATCAAGCGTGTTGCGCTCTAAATTAAACCTGACCATGCCAATCTTAAACAGGTCGTTAGCAAATTGAAGCTGGCTTTCTCTGAATAAAGCAGCTTGCTCTGCTTCTGACATCTCTTTGATGCCTAGTTCAGCATTGCGGGCTAAGAACTGCTGACGCGCTTTTTCTATTTCAAGAGTTTCTTTCAAACTAAAGTTTTTGTCTAGCTCTGCTTGTGCGATCTGAGCGTCAAGCGTAAGAGTGCGGCTCGTCAACGTATTCCTTACGCCAAGCAAAGCAACTTGCTCTTTAAGGTTGTTACCGCCAAGATTTTGAAGATCTGTAGGCGTAACAACTGTAGGAATATCATCTTGCTTGAAGCGATCCTGTCCAAGCAGATCTTTCATAACACTTACTTTGCTCTCACCAGGAACAAAAGTCGTAAAACCTCCTTCATCCTGCATTCCAGGAAAATTAGGGTCAAATTTAGTTGTCGAAGCAGTTCGACGCTTTAATTCTGAACGCATCAGCGCTGCTTTTTCTGGAGTAAGATTTTCTAAACGGGCATTAAATCTTTGCTCAGTGGTAAATCGTTCCAGGACGGAATTAACGATTGCCAAGAACTTTGTAAGCGGGCCGGACACAAGTTGGAACAGCTGTGTTGTCAGCAGGCCCCAAAGCTTGGTGATTTGTTTTGTTTGCTTGCCCAGCTCTCGCAGGGACATGACGCCTTTGTTGCCAATTTGATCAGCAAGTTGCCCTGTGACGAGTGCAGCCAGTTTGCCTACTTCACCTGTGCGCTGGTACTTTGCTGCTAGAGCTTCTTGAGCTTCATCCGCAAAAAGAGACTTCTCGCGTAAAAGTTCGAGCGTGCCTGTGGTGCTGGTTACTTTGACACCCACCTCTGCTGCAGCCCGACCAAACGCTTCAATCTGCGAGACGATTGCAGAGCCCGCGATAGCTCCGCCTAATCCGCCTACTGCGCCACCAAGACCGCCGCCAAGAGCTTGAAGTGGGCCACCGCCGAACAAAAGCGGGAAGCCTGCTCCTGTAGCAATGTCTCTAAAACGAGTTGACTGTGTAAAACGATTACGCAATCTGCCAAAAGCTCCTGGGCCGCGCTCAGGGCCTATGGGCTGGCTATACATAGTTGTTGGTATGCCTTTCCTATTTGACGTATCGTTTAGCCGCCGGTTTACTTCTTCGATGCGAGCAGCAAACTCTCTGTAAATATCGCTGCCCCTGTCTACATCTACAAGAACATCTTGAAGAACTTCTTGGTACGTCTGCAAAGCTTTTGTGGTGTTTGCAGGCTCAAACTTGAGTAGTTCGTTTAGCGTCAGTTTCCCAGCAAAATTAGGAAAACCTTCGCCGCCTACCTGCATAAGAGCAAAAGCATCTGCAGTTTGTCTTGCAATTTTGTCTAGATGTTGTAAGTCCTTAAAGGCAGCACTAAAGTCTAATTTTGTTATGAACCGCTGCAGATCGTTCCAGTCGCGGGAGTACTTCTTGACCTCTTTTTGAGAGGCTCTAACCATTGCGGTTGTATTTCTGATCGCATTAGCGCCACCCATGAGGGCGTCTGTGGAGTCTAGGAGCGCCCTGTTGGCCTCCATTTGCGCTTTTTTGTTCGCTTTTATTTCTTTGTTTCTCTCTTTTATTGCTGCTGTAGATTGCTTTTGTTCCTGTACGTCGCCAGTAATTTTTAGTTTGTTTACTTCTTTTGCAGCATTCTTCAGCTGCTGAAGCTGTGTCAACAGCGATTTGAGCTGCTGCGCCTGTACGTTTGCTACTACGTTTATGCCGTA